TTTGCATTAGTATCTTTTGTTACAAGTTCATCAAACACGCGCACTTGGCCGTACACATCCTGACAAAACGCGGCGGCAGGTGTTAAGCCAAAATCAACGCCAATATGAATAGCATCGCCTTCTGTTGGGCCAAATGGCTCAGCAGCAACGTGCATTTTTTCTGAGAAACCACGATAAACAGGTCGACCTGAGAATATGCGCCCAATTTGGTTTTGGAGCATGTTTCTGATCCAATCCCGCGTTTGGCCTTGCAGCAAATCTGTATAATAGGTTTTATCTGTAAATTTGGCGTTTTCGCGTAGAGGATTAAGGTCATACCCCGTTAGTTCTCCGCTTGGCCCATATCTGTCATGCACGGCTGGCGGCTGCTGAAAAAACTCCCAATTATCTGGTTTTAACAAAGTCAGCCTGTCATCTTCAGTCATCCAATCTGGCGGCTCACTTTGCCCAGACATAATAGACCACCAATGTTCTTCGTGAGGCGCGTTAGTATCCATAAACACACAAGAACGCGTAGGGCCACCTTCGATTATTCTAGGATAACGCTTAACGCGAGATATAGCTGCAGTTACAATTTCTCTGGATAATTCACGCGCCTCATTTAACCAAATATATGTAAATTCAAACGAGAGCAACTTACGCACATCTTCATCACGATCTAATGCCAAGAACCAAACCTCGGCTTCTAAATCTATTTCTGGAAGCCGTATTGTTTGACGAAATGGCGCTCGCCATCGCACAGGCCCAAAATCATTTTCTGGCAACCAATCCAACCACGTTTTCATAGTAGTGGTTTCCAGCTGCGGGGTGGTGTTACGAATAACGCCCACCCTTACTTTGCGCGGCCCTGTTCGCTGTCCTGTTTTTAAATCTATAGAACGTTCTTGCCCAAGCATTAAGCGCAAGCATTCTATAACGCAGCACACAGATTTACCCGAACCAATCGGGCCTTGTATGCCGCGCACAAAAGCATTCGAGGACATAAAATCTACAATAGTTTGTCCGTCAGGCGTGTAATTTACATCAACCAAACAATTACCCCTACTGCTACGGACAGAAACGCAGCGTTTATTGCTGAGAAGGCAATGAGTTGTTTTAAGCGTTTGTTATCTGCTTTTTTTAACATCATTTGCTGGTAGGCTACATCCGCTGATGTCTGCTCTATTTTATTAGAGCGCAGTTGCGTTAATGCAGCGTCTATCCAATCTACCTGTTCTGGCTGTAGTTCAAATGCCGCATTAAAATGTTTAGCCACTCTTAATCTGTCCTGTAGTTTTAATTCCTTGTGCATGGCAGCGCACTCCTATCTTAAGCCGTTTCTCGCGGCTGTACTTCTGACCCTGCGCAATTCCTTCTTTTGCGCATCCGACAATGTTGCAGTTATTTTCTTAGGCGCACCACGCGTTACATTAACTACGTGCTTTGCCTTTCTGACACACCAATACCCGTCTAAATCAAAAAACCCACCTCCCACTTTAAATAAGCATCCTCGAGGAACCCGATCTACCTTTGCTTTGCTCTGCAAACCAGATTTGCGCGGCTCTATTTCCTTCTCAACTATATTACGAGAAACCATCATACGATCCCCGCGCAACGAAACAGGCGTAGGCTTAGAAAGCACAATACTAGGCACAGTCTTTGGCTTAGCTCGCTCAAAAAAACTCATCCAACCCTCGCAAACGGACTATCAGATAATCGCGCAGCATCACGCCGCTGTTCAGCAATCTCAACATGCTCAGAACATACCCACATCCTACCCCTGCGATGCTCAGGTATCTCGGACACAATCCCGCCGTAACCAATCCCAAATGGCGCTGGCGCAGAACAAACAAAACACAAATAACTCTGAGGCTGCATTATATACGTGTTGGTCGGGTCACTAGGGTATCGCTTCATCGTTTTTTCCCCGACCCCCCTCCACCACCTCATTGCTAACGGGAATTTGCTGCAAACTTTCCGCTTCACCTTCTATCACTAGGCTAGTGTCACTCGTGTTAAGATTAATTGAAATGTTCACCTCTCGTCCTGATGTATCACTGCTTGCAGCCTGTACCTCTTGGCTGTTGTACCCAGCCCTGTCTAACAAGTCAGCTGCTGCTAACTGCCTAACGTTCTCGCTCCGTGCTGATGTGGCGAGGTTTAGCATGGTTTGTAAGCCTACTCTGGCTCCGTCAAGCAAGTGTTGCCTAATTGCCACTTGTAACCCTGCTCTTCCTCTATTGCTTCTCAGGAAGTGCGAACATGTTGATCTTCCAGAATAACCTGCTTGTTTAGCTATATCCTCGATGTCGAGTGTGCTTGTTGCGCGTAGCATAACTGCATGTGTCTGTCTGGCGTCTAATTCGGTGCCATCAGGTAGTGTTATTGGGGATACTTCATTAGCAGAAATAAGATCATTCACGTCGGGTTTATGTCCATTTGATTGGGCAAATCATGTGCCGCGTCGGTGCTCATTGTTGTCATCATCATGCTTCTTCTTCGGCAATCAATGGTGTGGGCTATCGCCCCCCAAACCCCCGATAGAGAATAGCGTGAGCTTTCCGAATCATCGTGTCAATTGTGTTTCTATGCAACAGGTGGGGTTATTTAAGATAAATCGTACTAAATGTGGGCAATGACCGTTGCTGGTGAAGGAACGAGCGGATTTCTAGTTATTACTATTTAGACGTTAGCTTGTAGACTTAATCACTGGTCATTGCGGGAACAGTTTTACAACCGTGTACAACCAGATTGCACTTGACACATTAACGATCCCGCGCGTCTGTCATTTGACCAAATCACCCCTTTGAGGGGCGAGTTTGTTCATACAAGATTCAAAGGCCATCTTGTATATCTGCTAAGCCTACCCCAGCGAACCAATAACTCGAATATCAATCGAGCAAGCACGCGGCCGCTTCCCGCTATGGCCGCTATGCCGCGATCCAAATAAGCGGACTAAAGCCGCTACATTAATTTGGATCTTATTCGGCATGACTTGCTGTTTGCTTCGTCGACGTAACTAAATACTTGGCAAAGCATGCTGCCTCAAGGATCTGCAAAATGACGTTGAGTCAAACGAGTCGACTCTACATCATTTCTTGCCCAGCAAGCTGGCGCTTACGCGTCCTTCGACCCGTCCTTTGTCTCAAGTATCTCCTGATTAACGTTCTTAGGGACATTTAACTCAAAGGAGAAAACTATGACTAATTATCATTCAAAAACTTTTACCGATCTCGACGCGGTTATCGACCAATTGGACTATTGGTACTTGGATGACGAGCATGACTACAATGTTCCTCTTGTCTTTAATAAAGCCGTTGAGCTTCCAAGCACTAAAGTATCTGTAAAAATGGAGGATATAGAAGAAATAGAATTTTGAAGTGGCCTTATCAGGCTCTTCACCGAGTAAACCCCTAAAGGGGTTGACACGGCTCATCGCTCTGATGGGCCGTTTTTCGTTTTAAAAAGGAGAAAATAAAATGACTAAACTTACAAAAACTCAAATGGAAACAGAAATTAATCGTCTTAAAACTGAAAATGAAGTTTTAAATAATGAATGCAATATGTTGTCAAACCCCGACAATGAAATGCTTATTCGTTCTTTGGTTATGAATTTTTCATTCGAAGGCACTGTATGGGATAGCGATGAACGCCGTGAGGTTTTGGGCAATCGCGTACAGTTTGAGCAAAAAGGTTTTATAATGTCCTTATGTAAAGGCATTAATTACCAACGTAATAGCCTTGCTGTCAGACATGAACAGCGTAAAGAGGAATTAAAAGCAGCCTATCGCCAGCGTGAAAGTGTTAAGGGTGGATACGCTTATGAACGTGCCACCAAATATCGCAAAAATGTTGAGTTTGCTCTTAACGAAATGGAACGGTTACTTGCCGCTGCTGTGGATGTTCACAATGACGTAACTGGCGAATATTTTGCAGTTCAAGCACCTGAGTATCGGGATAATTCACCGATGCTTAAAACTGAAAATACTAAAATGGATGAACGTCAGGAACAACGGCTTGCTTTGGCCGATGCTGAGAACGCTGATTTAATAGCTGAAATGATGGTTGAAGCTGATAAAAGAATAGAAGCAAAAAATCTTGGCCCTAACGGAAATAGTGTTCAGGATTATTTGGATTCAATTCAAGATCCACATTATCAACAAGATCCACGTTTTACAGACGGTGTTAGCACCACTGAGAACGATGAAATCGACATTGCTAACGGTACAATCAACGATGATATTCTTGACGGTAAAGGATACACTATCAGCGATGCCGACAATGCAATGTTTGATAGAAAAACGGGATGATTCCGGCCCCTAAAATGTCGGACTTGCTAGGGGCGATCTTGCTCCTAGCATGGCTATTCATAGCTTTAAGTAGCGAACCGTAGAAACCGCAGCTTCCCGTAAAAAGACCAGGATTTTCGTACCTCAATCTTGGTCTTTTCACTAGCGTTTTCTACAAAAAAACCAAACAATATCAATAGCGGCAGCCGTTGCAAAGGCAGGGCAAGCGCTACATCTGGGAGATATTATGACTAATCAATTTATTTCTTATCCACAACGCATTGCACATCAATGCGCTGAAACAATCATTCGTCTTATGAAAAAAGATGGCCTTAACTGGACGAAAGAATGGATTTCACCTTTGCCAAATTGCAACGCAATTACTGGTCATCAATATACTGGCTCTAATACTATTACTACATCTCTTAATGCACTCAATTTTGGCTGGACAGATCCGCGTTGGATTACTGCCGCTGAATGCAAGCGGCGCGGCATATCGTTCAAAGGATGCAGAGCCACACCTATTTTTTATTACAAACCTAAACAAGAACTAGAAAGTGAACCAAATGACAAAAATCTTTGGAGCGGTCTTAAATGGTATAATGTCTTTAATCTCGATCAATTCAGTCTTACGGCTGAGAATTGTGAAGATTTTATCAAATTACCCAAAGCCGATATTCGGGTTGAAACGCAGCGTTTTAGCGACATTGATAATTTTATCAGCAAATGTGGAATACAGATTAAAGAAGCTAATTCAGCTTTTTATCGTAAAACCGATGATAGCATTAATATCCCTCCCATTGAAAATTTCAAAACTGATTTGGGATATTATTCAGTCCTTCTTCACGAATTTATACACGCAACTGGTGTCCCTGATCGCTGCGCTCGACAGTGTTATGTTGACTATCATTACATGGAAAAACAAAGAGCGCGGGAAGAACTCGTCGCAGAACTCGGAAGTGCGCAACTTGCCGTCTGGTTTGGAATAACCAAAGAGCCA